GTTTGTGCCGATATCAACAGTGAATGTGTCACCATCGTTAAGCACCAAACTTGCTCCATAATCATAATAACCGATAACTGGATCTGCCGGTGATGTTGGCGTGTCATTATACACAACGATGTATCGGAATGCCGCCACAGTGCCGCCGCTGGCAGTTAGAGTTAAATCATCTGCGCTTAACTTATATGTTCCAGATGCTTGTGTACTGGTGACATTTGCCAATGTGCGAGATGAAAGATTTGTATATGAAATTTCGGTAATGTTTGCCAAAACGCCATTGCCATCAGCAGCAACATTTGTGCCTGATGTTGGATCAGTATTTGACAAAGCTACCTTTAAAGTGTCGCTGTCCAGATCCATAGCGTTTGCCAAATTTACAACAAAGTCATTGACCTTTGTAAAGCTTGCCATGTTTAGTAACTCCTAATTTGAATACGCCGACCCGCGCCAGCAGTCTTTGCCTTTTCGCTCTCAGCATTTATACCATCTATTGCGCTTTGATACAATGAAGTCCAAACGGACAACCTTCCATCGTCACCCAAAAATGGCGCTGTCTGCATCAATGCTCCGAACAGGTATGCGTCTTGATGCTTTTCCAGAACCCAATTTGATGTATTGCTGTCACTTAAAGCGGGAATATCTGAATAATAAACCATCTCAAAAGTATAATCTGCATCAGGTTTCGGGAAAACTTCTATCGTACCGTCTACGATAGCATAATACTTTGGCTTTGCGCTTGCATCTTTTGAAGCCTCACGCCGCTCTGACAACTCACCAATTCCAATCACTTCTAAATGAAGTGGATCTGCGCCCGTCAACATGGTTCTAATTGGCTCTAAAAAATCAGTGGGTAAAGCCATGTATTGAGTATCAAGAAGTGCCGTGCTGCGCCGTTCCATACGCCAGTGACGCACTTTGCGCTGCATATCTGCTTCTGCCAAGGCAATGAATGTATCTAATGACTGCGCTATATCCTGCTTATTTGCATAAGCTAAGATTGCATCTTGCAACGTGGCATAAGATGTAATTGCCATTTAAAAGCCTTACCCCGCGACAGATGCCAGAGCCGATTGCTGCGCTGCCGCAACATCAGTAGGCGCTGACAAAGAGAACCCTGCCATTTTCATATCATCTAAAGCAAGAGTTTGCTGAGAACGTACTGCTGACATAACTTGCTGGCTTACTGTATTGTTGAATACTGCGTAGCGAGCATCATCCATCAAAAATGGCGTTGCGTGAAGCAAGCTGGTATAGAGATAAATATGCGGGCTATCTGTCAGCAACCAGTTTGTTGTGTTGCTATCAGTCAAAACTGGCAATCTTTGATAATAATCTAAATCTAAAGACCCAGATGAAGGCGTTGGAGTTACCACAATATCACGACCAACAATTGCATAAAATCTAGGATTTGCAGCATTTCTTGTTCTTGTTCTGCGCAGCATTGTAAGCTGTTGCGGTGTAATTTGCTCTAACGGCTCGTCCTCAGTTGAAGCAACTTGCGCATAAACAATTTCTAAAGCATCCGATGGAAGTGTCGCACGGCCACTTGTAATTGCTATAGATGTTGATTGCGTAACCATATCAGCAGAACGCAGAACATCATTTAACGTGCTTTCAGCTAACCGAATAAAATCAGGTATCTTTTGGTCAAGATCGGCGCGGTTCAGCCAATCGCCAATTGCAGTTTGTAACTCTGCGTAAGTTGTGATCGCCATGTAAATCTCCTAAGATTGGCTTACTTTTATCATACTTTGGCTGAGAACCCAAGGTTAAACGCTTTTTGCGTAATATGCGTTTTCTTCTCGCTCAACAACTTTAACCAAGTAACGCTTCTGCATTGTGCCGGTAGGTTTCTCACTCACTACATCAATGCTTTTATAAAATGGGTCACTGCGCATTAAGCCCAGCCCCATATCATCAACTTCTATCTCATATACTGTCATTTTTTTATGCTCTCTAGGTATTCCACCAATGACATCATTTCTTGCCCTAACGGCTGAACCTCTTGCGGGATCACTTCGTTAAATTGAGTATATACATCTGGCCTGTATTTTCTATTGCTCAAGCCTAAATATTTAGCCTCTTTTGCTAAACTCATGGCCCTGCCTTGCACCATTAAGTTTACCTCATATGGTGTAAACTTTTTGTCAAACTCCGTTAATCTGTCCATCACTTCTTCACGCGCCAAAGGCATAAACTTTTTTAAATCATCGGATACATCGTAGAAAGCTTCTTCATCAGCCGTTGTTTTGTGGACAACATTACCTAAACCAGTTTCGGGAGAGTAGCTTGATGTTCCAAAATAAGATTGTGGCGGGTAAGGATCATAAATTACCTCTGGCACTTCACCATACTTTGATAACCTCGTTCCATATGCCAACTCACGCTCCATACCGCGAATATTGGGATTGCTCAGATGTTGCAATGGATCAATAACTGGCCGCACTTCGTCAGAGTAATGAAACAAATCAAGCAAGCCTTTTGCTAACTGTGAAGCTTGCCGTAAACCCTTTCTCATTATCTGCCCCACTTCTTAATAATTTCGTCTAGCTCATCACGCTCAATGCCTTTGGGCATACCCTGTGGATCTACAGCCCAATCTGGCAGCAAACCGGCTTTCTGATCGGCAAACACTGTGTCAGCGCCTAAAGCGGTAGCATTCTGATCTGCAAATGGCCCGCTATTTAACCAGCTATTTTGACCGCGTGTTTCAGTTGTCATAGCTTTTCGGGCTTCTGGACTAAACATCCTGCTATGCTCTAACCAAGCGCGTTCTTCACCTTTTGCTCTAAACTGCGGGTTTCCTGCGCCTAAATGCCCAAACATATCATGCACAACGCGGAAAGCGTCATTAGCAACAGCATCTTCTTTATCGCCAACCTGACCTACAAAACCTAATAACGGGTTGTCTGATGCATCAAATTCGCCAGATCCGTAGCCAAAGTCAGTAGGAAATACAGTCAATTCCTTGTTTTCCACAACATCCTGATAACCCATCGCGGGACTTTTTGCATATGGATCTGTCTGGCCTTCGCGCAAAAACTTAAAATCTATTCCCGTATCTCTTAGCGTTTCATACTGCGCCATAGTTTCGTTTTTAAGAGCCTCATATGCTGCTTTTACATCTGGGTTGTCTGGATCGTGCTTCATGCGCTCATACGCTGCTGCGATATATTTGGCCCGCTGCTGATCTAATTCTGGGTATTCAATATATTCTGGAATATCTATGCCAGCTTCATTCATATAATTGCGAGATGCGCTCTGCACTTCAGCAATTGGCCTAGAAGAAAATCTGCCTTCATCTGGAATACCTACTGCTGCCGGTCTGCCCTTTTCTGGCAAATTCATAACATCAGGGTTTCCCTCTAATGTATCGCCAAGAAGATATGGCCGTGATCTCTTGACCATAGAACCAAACTCACCAGCTTTATCTAATATGCCCGCATAAGGCGCGACCATCATTTCAACGGGGCTTTCATCAACTAACGCAATTAAATCACGGCCCATTCTGTCACTTGACTTTTCATCTTGAAAAAATGGGAACCCTTCAGAAAGAGATTGAGCCGTTGATACTGCCGCACCTGTTCCTGATCTAATTGCAGGATCTAACGCAAGAAGTAACTTTGGCAGTGTAAAAACAGGGTTCATTGAAGGTACTTCGTAAGCATTTACAGCATCATTCAAATCTGATGCAGCCTCTCTTAAATACTGTCTACCGATACTTTCACGCGGATCACGGTTTTCTGGCTGTAACGCACCTCTGTTAGACATTAACCAATCTATAAATCCAGACATTAGCCCTTAACCTCTGCAAGATATTGCTCTATTTCTTTTTCTGTAGTGTCGGGGTCATTCAACAAATATGAAAGACCAACACTTACCGGCAAACCGGCAGCAGTAAGATTTTTTAAATGAGAAAACGCAGGATCAAACCTCGCAAACCTTGACCTAACTCTAGTTGCATCAGTTATGATTTGGTCAGTGGATGGGCTCCTTGCCGCTGCTTGAAAATCTTTATAATCCTTGTAAATGTCTGGAACCTCATCAGGACGCGGGGAATATGGGCCACGATCAATAATGTTTTCTAATCGGCCATATGTAATTCTTCCACCATCTTGAGATGAAGGGATCTCCATAGTTTCACGCATTGCGTTTGCAATTGTATCAGTAGACATAGGAGATAATGGTATCTCATTAGGCGTTGAACCCGTTACGCCCTGCAAAAAATCAATTCTTTTTAAAATGTCGGGATCATCATCTTTCCCTGTCAAAACATCAGATAATGGAAACTGCAAAGGCGTTTCGCTATCAGTATCTATGTCAACTCCAGATTTTTGAAAATGATTGAACAATTGGTTTCCATCATCGGCCCTAATATATGGGTTTAAACCTCTGTAATGTGCGCCACTGGCGTCTGCTGAGAAATCAAAAGGATCACCGCGATTTACCAACAAATCATACATACCGCTGTCTGTTCTGTCGGTGTATGTATTAGAAACTGCTGGGTTGCTTGATGTGTAGATCGGACGCTCTGGATCATCAAAGGCAAATCTATCTATATCCCCATGGGAAGATGAACCATGAAATTGTCTTTCCTCTGGGATGAAACCAAGCGCTCTGGCGCGATCCATTCTTGAGGCCGTGTCCATAGTCATCGGAGTATAATTAAACATTGTTTGCGGATCTGCTTGGTTCATCATTTCATCTGTAACCGCTGAAGCATTACCTTGCTCTCGCATTTGCAAGATCCGCTTTGCCATTTGCTTTTGAGGCGTATTTGCTACAATATCATCAGCTTTTAACAAATAACCAAGCAAGGTTTGCCCAAGATCGCTAACTGCTCTTAATCCACGGCCAGACATTTAACACTTCCACCTTTTACGCGCAGCCTTGCCCCGTTCACCCGTCCATCCCTGTGATCTGGCGCAGAACGATTTTTTACGGGCTTTCTCTTTTTTCGTCTTTGGGCTAGGCGCAGGAGCCTTGAGATTGCTCCCTGTGGCCTTGTTATATTTTGCCCTACCCTTAGCCGTTAAACCACCGCCACGCTTCACAGACAGCTTTTCTCCGCGCCCTACGGATAAGCTTGGGCCAGACTTTCGGCTTTTAGGTTTTGCTTTTGTCACTCAACAATCCCACCAACATAAAGTTTATGCAATTCCATAACGTCAGCATCATTAAAACCCATAGGGTCAAAGCCCATTGCTGAAAGATCCGCTTTCATTTGCTGTAAACGCCCACCATCGTTTGATAGCGTTGTAGGGGCCATTGTTGGGGCAACCATATCTGAAGCAAGATTTACATCAGAAAAACCTTTGCGATACGATCTTTTAACAGGATCAAAAAAGGTTTCATCTTTTATCATAGGTTTTCCAAATTGCATCGTAAGGCCACCGCCGTAATTCATTGGATCTGGCAAGTTCATTTCGGATTGAACACTTGGCCCTTCTGGAAGCGGAGCCTTTGGCATAGGAATACCCATCTGTGGGTTAGGTCTACCCACTTGCATGGGTACTTCACCACGGCCCGCTTCACCCATTGGCATATTTGCATAGCTTGGAAAAGCAGCATTGTTGTTTTGAACAGAACCTAAAACACCAGATGGAGCCGGTGCTGCTGGCGGCTCATAAAACCGGCCACCCTCATCGTAATAACCAACGCGCTCGCTTTCATTACCAGCAAGCATATTAGCTATATTGCCTAGACCACTAAAGCCACCCGCGCCTCTGAAGCCACCACCGCTTGCCTGTGGGCCACCTTCATCAAACATATCGGTCAAATCACGGTAGCCAATTCTTTCACGCGGCACATCGCCAGATCCTTTAGGCGCAACCTTCATTACGTTCAGAATATTTGATAAAGGCCCGCCAGCAAAATACGTTCCTTGCTGGTTCATCCCACCACCGTCAAATGCATCTATGTATGCAGGAACATATTTGCCCGCATCATCATAGTAACCAAAACCACTTTTCTTTGTGCGGCTGGCAGTAATAGCCTTTTGACCCTTAGAGGTAGACGGGTTTACCGACTTACCACCGCCTTTACCGCCGCTGCTATTTGATTTTGACGATGCTTTTGAACCGTTATCATCACTACCAAAGCTGACAGGTTTTAAACCCTCTGGGCGCTTCTTAGGTCTTTTCATTTCTTTTTACCGCCTTTGCGGCCCTTTTTCTTATATCCACAACGCATTTTCTATCCTGACATAGTTTTTAAGAGACATTTGCCTGATTTCTTACAAGCGCCCCTCGTCGGGCATCCCTTGCAAGGCGTGAAATCTTTTGCAGTCTTAGCCGCATCTTTAAAATCTTTATCTGAAGGAGCGCCAGATGCACCCTTCTTACGCATTCGCTCACCAGATCCAGCTTTAATACGTTTTCTTTTATTATGGATGTTTTCGTATAATGACATAGCAACCCCGCGCAGAGCATATATGCCGCACACTACCACATTAGGCTATGCCGCGCAAATTCCTTCTGATCGGTTCACCCCAATCCTTCTGGGTCTGCTTTCCAACAGCTAAATATCGGAATGCATCAGCGCCGTGAGATGTCCAATCATGTAGCGGCCTACCCCGCCAAGTCTTTAAACGCTCGTCAAATTCTCTACGGTATTGCCGCAACGCCTCAATGCCTCTAGCGCAATCTTCCTCGTCAAACCAGCAACGTGCAATCATAGACCGTGCAGCCTGTATTCCGTCATCTACAGCAAGCTTTGGAGCTATTGTGATGTCAGATATGCCCAGCGCGTCTAAAGTCTCTACACGGCTCTTTCCTGTGCCTAGCTCCTTAACTTGCACATCGTGCGGTAAGATATGCTCAGAATAGTGATAGCCTTTCTCACTAAGAACCTTTGCATAATGATCTAAGCCAACCCCGCTGCTTTCATAATAATCTATGATGCGGATCTCCTGCCCTACATACTGAGCAAAGAATATGGCTGTGCTGTCGCCTATGCCAAGATCCCATGCGGTTGTAACTCCTACTGCTGGATCATACGGCACATTTGTCACCCTACCGTCAGAGGTAGCCGTTTTCATTTCTTGCGCGTAATATGCCCCTTGGATCGCCGCTTCAAAGCTGCATTCAAACTCTTGCTCATAGCGATCTTCGCCCATTGTGCGTTTAGCTTCTTCAAGCTCATCCTCATCAAGAATATCTGTTTCAGACGCTTTGAACATCCTGCACCACCACTCAGGATGGTTCTTCGCATAGTCATACATTTCCCAAAATTCGTTTTTGCCTTTAGGCGTCCCAATTATTGTGGCGCGGCCCTTACGATCTACAATAGCTGGCCTAATGACTGTGGGCCATGCTGATGCAGGGAAGTCAGCCATTTCGTCAAGCACTACCGCATCAAAATACAAACCACGCATAGCGTTGTAATTATCAGCGCCAAATAACCGAAATCTTGCACCATTGGGGAAGTCTATCCTTAGCTCGCTATGATTAACTTTGATGTGGGGAATGTCTTGCGTGTACTCTAGCGCATAAGCCCAAGCCACTGCATTTGATTGGCTGAGATACGGGGCGATATAAGCCACCCTGACGTTAGGAAGATCAATGGTTAGCGCATCTCTGATAAGATCATTAACCGCAGCCACAGTCTTACCAAATCGTCTGTGAGCGACCAATACTGCAAAACGCTCTGATCTGTTATGAAACTCTCGCGCTTGTAGCCTTGGCGTGTAGTCAATTTCTATGACTTCCATTTGATGACAAACTCATGCTCGCCCTGTGCGCCAGATCCCGTAACCTGTAATGGCAGAACCTTTCCCATAAGAGCCATGAAAGCAGTTGGGTTTGCTTCTGCTTGCAGTTCCAGATAGGCAACCATGCCACGTTTACCACCGGCTAATTCAGCAGCCTCTAAGATCGCATCTTTTAAAAGCTTACTGTTTTTATTCTTAGCGCCTTTGGGTCTGCCCTTACCAGCAGCAGGCGGTTTACTTTTCACTATGTTAGTGTCGGTTTCAACTTCTGGTTGCATAAGTCCGTCCTTAGAGGGTGCGTCTATATGTTGTGTATAGTATGCTAAGAACCACTAAAAGAAAAGACCCCCCGCGTTGCAGTGCGTAACCTAGCCAGAGGGGGGAAGTTGAGCAGACAGAGGGTATGACGCCCAACTAAAAGACTATCACGCCTCAAATCGTTTTGCAAAACCTATTGCCTCGCGGTATGGCAACAAATCCTGATCGGTTACAAGGCCGCGTTCCACCAGCACTTCGCCCATCTTACCGTTGACCCAATTATCACCGACAGCTTCTCCGCGTTTAATTCTATCAGCATTGATCTTGTAAGTATCTGGCTTCCAAGGCCCAGAAGCAACGTCACGGCCACTGGCTTTATCAAAGCAACTTTTGATAGCTGCTGCTATGTCAGATGCTTTAGGCCATGAGCGCGAAGTATGAGCCGCTTTAATCTTTAATGCTGCACGTTCAAACGTACCGGCCAAATGATCTGGCGTAGTGTTGTTTGGAAATAGCTGATTTAAAGCTTTAGCCGTTACATCAATTTCATCCTGCTGTGCCGTTTCGCTGCTGCGCAAATGGCTAGGGATGGCATAGCTGCTTAACATGGCTGCAAGATGCCGCTTAATCATTTCCACTCTTTGACCATAATCCATTATACTGTCTCCCGTTTTGCTTGCTCAATATTTGTCATAGCTTTTTTGTAGCTATCAGATTTCTCACCATGAAGTGATTTAAAGAACCAATCAACCTCTATGCTCTGCCAACCCTTTTCTTCGCACATAGCCAATGCGTCAGATGGTTCACCACCGCCGACGAAGATCCACCGTAATTTCTCAGACAATCTTTTAGCAGCAGTTTCAGTAAGTGGTTTCTTGATAGACTTGCGATATGAGATGAAACTGTCAGCAGCTTCTTCATCCATCAACCAAGTAGATAAAATATCCCTAATATTATTACTTTGTTTTTTAACTGGTTTATTATCTGGTATAGGTTCGCCCTCTGGGGCCATTCCATTTGCCCTCTGGGTCAAATCCACTTGACCTACGGGGCAGTACCATTTTGTCCTATCGTAACCCGACTTATTAAATGTTCCTGAGATGATAAGACCAGCACTCTCAAGGGTAGACAATGCGGTTCTGATTTGCTTGCCAGAGAGATATGGAAACAGTTTTTCAAACGCCGCTATGCTGTTATATGTCCAGTAAGATCCCTCATGCAGATGGCGGTTGTTTGCAGCATTCTTCTCTGTCCAGAATAAAATGTTCTGATAAATAACAGCCGCGTTGACGCCTACAGCGCAAGCAATTGCCGGATTGAAAGTGTGATTTGACATCGTAACCCCTTTATTTTTTTGTGCCTATAGTGTATCAGGAGTTCTATTGTGTTCTCCAACACTGTTTACCCCTACGAACCGTCAGCATGACCAAGCTGGCGGTTCTATTATTTCTGGCGCTCAAAGTAATCTGACAAACGCTCTATTGTTTCGTAACGTATTTTGCCAACGCCATTTCGCACATTGTAAATAGTCCAGCGCGATAATCCAGTAGCATCTGCTATAGCTTGCACCTGACGATCACCAAGCATCTGCTGGATCTTATCAAGTCGGTACATTGTACTAGCTTCCATTTTTTTTACTCCATAAATATTTATGGGGTTGTGCATAGACTACAATGCTGATAGGTATAACCCACAAAATGCAAGTAGGGGTACAAAATGCATAAACATCCAACACCAGCAGAGATCCAAGCTGCTATTGTAAAAGCTATGATTGAGATGGCTGTTAAGGAAAACATCTCAACGCATACTGTAAGCCGTATGATTAAGGCTGTAGAGACAGGCGTTAAAGCTGCAAACTTTCACCATGATTTGACCAAGGAGATTGCAGGATATGCAAGCTAATAAATTTCATCAGGCAATGGATCTTGTTGCTGAACTTAATAAATCGCACGGCGTAAAACAGCGCGGCGGCAAGCAATACACAGAGGTTGCCAAACGCGTAGAGGCGTTCCGCATGTCATTTGGCGGTGATTACGGCATCACGACTGAGATCCTGCATAACGATGGTAAGACGGTTATCGTGCGGGCTTTGATTGCTGATAAAGATGGTTTTGTAGTTGGATCTGGCCTTGCTGAAGAAATACGCGGATCATCACACATTACAAAAACGTCTGCTGTAGAAGTTTGCGAGACTTCTGCAATTGGGCGGGCGCTTGCCAGCATGGGTATGCATGGTGGGCAGTATGCATCATCAAATGAGATGGATGGCATTTCTCGCAAGGAAGCAGCACACGCTGAACAGTCTAAGCCAACAATGGAATTAGACATAGATGCCAGAGTAGATGCATCTATAGAATTTTACAAAAACTGCACCGCGTCAGCTTTTGAGAAGTTTGAGCCAAAATTTAAAAAGCTCATCAACAGCACAGGGATAACGTCAGATCAATATGACGCGCTCTTTGATGCAAACAATAACCGCAAATTGGAGCTAGGAATATGAAAGCGATTACTATCGTTGGGCGTCTTACCAAAGACAGTGAAGTTCGTGAGAACGACAGAGGGGGATTTGTCTCCTTTTCTGTCGCAGTTGACGATGGCTGGGGAGAAAACAAAGGCGTGATGTTCTTTGATGTATCGTACAACCGTCCACAGTTATCTCAGTATCTAAAAAAAGGTACGCAAGTAGCCGTGACAGGCGATCTAAAGACCCGTGAGTACAACGGCAAAACTTTTTTAGGTGTTAGGCCATCAGAAGTTAAGCTGCTTGGTGGGCGCTCTGCGGAGCCTGTAAAGTACACCGAACATCAAGCACCACCGTCCAATGATGTGGATGACGAAATCCCCTTTTAGGGGTCAATCAGGGGGTGGGTCAGGTTTGGCAATGGTGCATAAACTTGGCAGGAAGCCCACCCCCACAATTATGTGTTTAGGAGAAAGCAATGCAAAATAAAAAAGTTGAATGTTCTGTTGAAACAATAACACCAATTATTGCAGCAGAAATGCTGAAAAATAAAAACCCAAACAACAGAAAAGCAAATGCAATAAGTTTTGGAAAATATAAGCGTGATATGGCTTCTAATAATTGGCAGTTAAATGGCGAAACAATTTGCGTTGATTGGAATGGAATTTTAATGAACGGCCACCATAGGCTGCATAGCTGTGTTGCGGCAAACACACCGTTTCAAACAGTAGTGGTTAAAAACTTAGATCCAAAATGTGTGAAAACTATTGATAGTGGAAAGAAAAGATCATTTGCAGATCAATTAACAATGGACGGTGTAAAACACGCATCAAATATATCTGCTGCAATTATTTTTTTAGATCAGTTGGCACATCAATCTATAAAGAAAAGTGGTTTAACAAATACAGAAATGTATGCAATTCACAACAATCACCCCAAAATTGCAGATAGTATTCTAAGATGCAAAAATGCTTTTAGTCCAGCTACATCTTGGCTTCCTGCCGTTCATTACATTGGGTGTATTTTAGGAGAAGAAGCTGATGCAGAAGCATTTGTTGAAGTTTATGCTCATGGTCAAAAAACATATGAAAATGACGCTGCTCATTACGCAAGAGAGTGGTTGCTAAAAGATGCGTCAAGAAAAGTAGGCAAATCAGATATAGATTTTCGGAAAAAACTTTTCATTAAATCTTGGAATTTGTTTGTTACTAAAAAGCCTTTAACAAGATTAAGAATAGAACCAAACTTTGAATTAAAGGGCTTTACAAAAGAAATCTTCAACGGTTCTTATGCCTAAAATTCAAGTACACCTAAAGAGCGGGCAGTTATTGCCCGTTTCTCAATACGATGCGCAGCGCATGGAAGATTTTGCTGATGGTCAAGTTTTCAACCTGACATCTACCGGCAAGAGATCCAACCCGCATCACAATCTCTATTGGGCGGCGCTTCGCAACGTATGTAAAGACACTGGCAAATGGCCCACCGAAAAACATCTGCACGATGAGTTAAAATTTGCGTGTGGTTATTACAGCATGAAATACAATGAATTGGCTGAAGAATTTATGCGTATTCCAAGCAGCATTTCATTTGACCAGATGAGCCAGCAAGATTTTATGAAATATTTTGAGGCAGCTATGGAAAAGCTGTCAGAGGCGATAGGATATGACCCGTTACACATACAGTAAAGAAAACAACGCCCGCGAAAAAGAATTGGCTGCAATCGTAAAAAAAGAAAAAAACTGCGAATGTGACCTTCAACTTAAATACAGCATTTTTGACGCTGTGGCCTATGACTTCAGCACAAGAAAGCCACATGCATTTATTGAGATGCGCGTAGTAAATTATGCGTTTGGGCAATTGCCAGAAATAATGATCCCAATGTCAAAGATAATTTTAGGTCAGCAGCAAACCCAACTTACTGGCGTAAAATCATTGTTCATGGTTTTTTGGTATAAATGCAAATCAGTGACTTATGTTGATATAAACAATATTGAGTGCAAGCCAGATTATCGGGTTACACCAAAAGGAATGAACCGCACGAACGATCCAAACGAAATAGAGGTTTGCCGATACGTTCCAAGCGAAGTTTTTAAAGTTATGGTTGATAACAGAACAGCAGGATTTCCAATTGCCTAACTTAGCAAATAAACCACCTCTGGGTCTGAAAAAACCCAAAGACAAAAAAAGCGTAAAATTTTTGCGTTGGGTTAGGGAACAGCCGTGCTGCGTCTGTGAGAGGTTTGGGGAAGTACAGCAAAGCGCCACCCAAGCCCATCACCCTATCCATGATCGTCACGGCACTGAGAAGCGCCCAGATACAAGTTGTATCCCTTTATGTGAAGGCCACCATCAGGGTCTTTTTGACACATCCAAAATCGCGCTTCATCGTGAACCAAAGCTGTGGCGCGAAACCTATGGGCCAGATTACAGCTACTCCCATTCAACCGAAATATAGAGAACCGGCCCCCGCTCAGGATGACAATACACTTTTCTGGCTCTGATGCTGTGAACCTGTTTGTCATCCAGCACTACCTTTCCAACAATCCCGTCAAGCGCCGCTTTACAAATGTTATCCAGATCAGGCTTGCTCATATGCCGTATGGCTCCATATTCAGCCTCTAGGCGTTTCATCTTGGGCCATGACTTGGGTATGTCCATAAAAGCCACCAGATCAACGTGTACGGGCCTGTCTGTCGGCTCTAGGCCATGCTGCTTCATAGCAGACCATGCTGCTGCTTGAATGCGAGCCTCATATTCTTTTGTCTTTGGCGGGGTGTAGGTGTGACCAGTGCGCGTAAACCTTGGTCTGCCCTTTCCTTGGGGCTGTCCTGACACTTGGATCTCAACTTTATTCATAGCTGGATAATATTTTTTTTAATTTATTTGTCTACCCCCCTTGACTTGTAGGCTATAAGCTACTATATATAATGTATAAACAACACAGGGGCTACGGCCCCGCAACGGCTAGGAGGCCAATATGATGACTACCGACCAAATCAAAACTGCAACTGACGCTGATTTAGCTGAGTGGATGGCAAACGCTGTCGCCACACAAAGCTGCACCGGCCATACCAAAGGCCACTTCAATGAAGTTGCAGCAAGCAACTATCGTGATGAGCTAATCAATCGGGGCCATGAGATCCCGACGATTGACTTCTGGGAATGCTTCAGAGGTGCAGATAGCAGCTATCGTGACAAGCTGTTTGAAACAGGAACCTATAACGGCAAAGGTTCATTCTAAAATAAATTGGGGCTTCGGCCCCTTTTTTATGTTTAGGGGTTGCAATGTAGTCTATAGTCCCCTATATATAATTTATAGGCAACAAGGAGATGACCTAATGGAAAACGCAATGAACAACTTACTGGCCGCAATTAAATCTGATTACAGAAAATGGCATGGCCCCAACCCATGTGTTGTAAAAACCGATATGATAAATGAATTTGAAAATGGCCTGTCTTATAAGGTTGGCCCAAAGTATATCAAAGTCACTACTAAAACCCGCAATCAAGAAATGGTTTGGGGTTTTGTGATGAAGGCAGATGACGCCAAGTTTCAAGCCGGTGACATTCTCAAGCCCGCCGGTTGGTCAGCACCAGCCCGCAATAAAGCGCGTGGCAATATTTTCGGTGACTATCAAATTCAATGGACAGGCCCAAACTACTTGGTCTGATAATCAGGGGGCTACGGCCCCCACTACAGCGACAGGAGAACGCTATGAAAACTGGAATTAATTTAAATGGAATGTTGCAAGTCCAAATTACACAAACACGTTATCGCGGATCTAATGAAGCTGAGTATCA